TTTCAATCCATTCTTTTAATGTTGTGATTGGCACAATACTTTTTTTACCACCAGGAGTTTGATTAATATTATTCCCATCTTCATCACTAAATGTTGACATAGGGTTATTTTTAATATAGTTAGAAATCTTTTTTACTTTATTCTCCATCTTTTTAATTTTTTTTTTAGGTGTACTCATCTTACCGCCATAACTATCGTATTCCAACTCAGCATCAATATACTTTGATACGGGTGTTGTAAATGGTTGTAATGACTCTTTACTAAATTCCCTAACACCAGGTTGCAAAGGAGAAACATAGGACCCTCTACCACCACTACTATCAGAAGTTGCCTCAAGCAATATTTTCTTTATTAATTGATTTAGCATAGAATTTTTAATATACTTATAAATACATCAAAAAAAGATATTATTACAATGGAAGAACAACAATTATTTGGAAAACTATTCGACACAATACCACTACTAACTGAAGACCATTTAGATGTGTTACTACAGTCTATGGATAAAGACAACGCATCATACATATTAATACAGGCAGTTAAGAAAGCGTACCACGATGGTGTGTATTCTTTAGGTGAGTCTGAAGTTGTGTCAAGGGCAATTAGAGTTATGTCAAAACAAGTAATTAAAGACGAAACAAAAGATTAAGCATCAGTTGATGGGTCACCACCCCCTGATGTCTGTGACGACGAATTATTTGTTTTTGCCACAACAGGTGCTCCAACAGGTGCTCCAACAGGTGCTCCAACAGGTGCTCCAACAGGTGCAACATTTGTTGTTACCCCTAAAGCAGCAATTATCGCAGCAATAGTTTTAGGACCTATTTTACCATCAACCACCAACCCTGATTGTTTATTAGTATTTAACCAAGTTTGAATATCTTTAGCCGAGTAGTTTGTTTTACCAGGAGTCGCAGGTGTTAATGCAGATTTATCTTGCGGATTTTTCGCTTGTAAATAATCAGGAGCACCATCACCATCTGAATCAGCATTAAATCCAGAAAGACCTGGACCTGCGGGTGTACCAGGAGTCGCAGTTGTTGCCGTAGTAGGGACAGGGATTTCCCCATCTTCATATGGACCCGCCTCTGAAATAATTTTTTTAATAGTTTTTTCTCTAATACTTTCATGTAAATTTAAAATCCTATTTCTTTCTTCAGTATTTAAATTAAATCTATTCATAATATTTCTTTATTAATAAATATCTCAAAATTTTTAATTATACAGTAATTGGTGTTTAAATAACTTATTAATATTTTTTTATAACATAAAAAAAAGAAACAATTTCTTGTATCCTTTATCCTATTCCGTTTTATTTGATTTACGAATATTCTCAATACCCCACATTGGTTGTAGGTTATCTAAGGACCAACATCTCATAAACTCTTCATCACCCATTTCAGAGATATTAAAATAAGTTATAGGTAATTTATGGTCAACATGCCATTCACCATAATTGTCCCACGTCATTGTCTCCTTGAATTGTAATTCTAAATGTGATATTAATTGTTCAGGAGTGTATTGTAATATGTCAAAGTAATGTCCGTATTTATCCACATTACTTTCTTTTAATACGGTGTAGATAGCAGTTCTGAAATTACTGATTAGTTTATAGAGGGGGTCTCTCGCTTTACGATTTCTTTCGTAATCACGTTTTATTTGACGAATTTTATCAACATTATTTTCTCGGTATTCTTTAAGATATTTAGTTAAATGTTCTTTATTTTGTTCTGCCCATTTTTTGTGATTTTTCTTTAGACGTTCTTTTGTTTCAGGTTTAGAAAAATATTTCTTTGTTGCAACTTCTCTACCGCCAATAAATCGTCTTCCTGACGGTCCCATAATAATACCATTTTCTTTTAATATTCTTAAAATTGTTGGTTTACTTATGCCTATTTTTTCTGAAATTGTTTGAGAACCTAAAAGTTCTTCATTATACATTTTAAGTATTCTATTTAATTCTTCTTCTGTAGGTATAAATTTTTTCATATAATATAAATATATAATTATTATACCAAAAAATCAAGTGTTATATATTAAACATAAAAAAAGGGACAATAAATTGTCCCTTTAGTCTTATTCTTTAAGATTTTGATTATCTCAATTCTCTTAAATCGAATGTACGAACACCATCAACAGTAATACGTCCATAAAAACGGTTGTTGACCATCTTTTTTGCGTATCTCGTCATTATTCCTTTTATCGGAGTAAAGTTGAACGGATTGTACATTGTAGGTGTTAATTGTAGAGGTACATACGGTGCGTAGATGTAACCTGTGTCTAACAATGATGTTCCTTTGTGTCCTACTAACACTGTGTTAGCTGGGAAGTAAGGGTCACGGTAAACTTGGTAACGTCCTGCAAGAGTACCAACTCTTTCAATACCCATGTTATACTGGTCTTGCTCAGGAGATGCGTTAGATACGTGGAAGTACTCTAAATCATCAAAAATAGCTGAAATCTCAGAAGAAACTACAATCCAGTTAGCTCCACCTCTTAATGTAGATTTGTGGATTTGTGCTGACAATTGGTTAATTGCAGTAATTAATGTTTGATTCCAATCTTTTTGAGTATAAGATGTAGTTTGAGAAATTCTTCTCCATCCGTTGTAATCCCAACGTAAGTTCCATGCTGCTCCTTTACGTAAATCTCTTAAGATTTCACGGTCAATTTCAGCCGCAACTTGTTCAGACAATAAAGCTGTTAATTCAGCTTCAGCATCGATGTTGTGGAATGCAGCAACGTCTTGAGCTAACTCAGGAGACCATTGTGCTCTTAATTTTCTTTCTGTAACAGATACAGTAACTGAATCTAAGTCGAAAGAAACCTCACCTATTTTGTCTTCAAATTCTAATTCTTCGTAACGTCTGAACGCTGCGTAGAATGATGTTCCTGAAGCCGCTTCAGTAATAGTAGTACCTGTGTAACCATCTAAAGATGTTGAATCACAATCAGCACATACTGGACAAGATAAATCAACTTCTAAGTAGATACATCCGTTAGCATCACATACGTTTTTAAACGAACCACCGTTACCAGTTGATGCCCAAGTAGTTTGAGTAGTGCTACCGTAAGAAACGATACCTTTACCATATTGTTGAGTAACAACTCTGAACAATAAAGCTCCTGTTGATACTGGACATGGTGTTGTTGCAGAAACATCTAAACCTGCACCTGTGAAGATAATTAAATCAGATAAGAAAGATTCTGTATCCATTTCATTACCATCAGGTCCGATTAATTTACCTGCTCCTGTGTCAGCAAAACCACACATTTTAACGATAACTTTTCTTGTGTTACCTGAAGGGATAGTTGCAGCACCTGCAGTATCACCTGAAATATTAGCATCAACTAATAAACCGTTAGTCCATTTTTGGATTGAGGTTGTAGCAGTGATTGCTGACCAACGACCTTTTGAATAATCGAATAAACCTGCTGGGTCTAAACCTGGTTCAGTTCCTTCGTAGAATAAGTCATAAAGGTTTTTACTTACCGCTCCAGCTCCTGTGTAACCTGCATTTTGAGATGTTGGTCCGTTTGGTGCTCCTAGTGGTGCGTAGTGGTCTCCTGAAGATACATCACTCCATTGAGTGTTAGTACCACCTGAATAACCTTGAATTTTAGGTACAAAGTAGAATAATTTACCGATTGGTAAGTTCATAGCTTGTACTGATACGATGTCATTCGCTAATAATTTAGAAAATACACGTCTTACGATAGGGAATACAACAGTTTCAAATGAACCTGAAGACCCGTCAGACGTTGCTTCGTTAATTAAGAAAGACGCTTGGTTCTCATATAATTGAGCTACGTTTTCTTTTAGGTGACCTTTAAGGCCTTCTAGGAATCCTAATTTATCCCATTTGTTAATTGTATCTTCTTTGATAACTTTAAGGTGTTTTAACCCGATGTTACCAACAAGACCTGATTCTAATAATGCTCCCATTTTTTTGGTTTTTTATTTTTTTTTTAGTTTATTTTATTTTATTTTAATTTTGACATTAAATCTTTCATTCTTAAGAACTGAGGATTTTCATATGTTTTAGACTCAATCAAATTAGCCGATGACCCTGTCGATGGAGAACTTTGAATAGTTCTTTCAATTGACTCATTCATTGGTTGATTTGTCTTAGACGAAAGGTTATCTTTTAATGTCTTATACAAGTTTTTAGATTCTTTAATAGTTTCAACACTATCAAAACGTCTTAAGATATTAATCTTTTCTTGTTTTGATGTTGAATGTTCTGTGAACAAACGTGTAGCGTATGCTAAGTTTGAGTTGAACACTGCAACTTCGTTTAATTTATTTCTAAAAATGTTAAGTGCTTTTCTGTACTCTTCATTTTTTTCTCTAAGAACTTGTAATTCTCT